TGTATAACTGTATACTCATATGGTATATTGATAGATAATATTATAGAAAAATTTGCGTGAGCAAATTTGAAAAGAGCTGAGAGAGCTAGAAGTTAGGACGCGGGGGTAAGCGCCGAGATGTTATGAGAAAAACTCCTAGTTAACTGCAGTGTTAATAGAATATTATAGAAAAGATTGCGAGAGCAAACTAGGGGGCTGAAAGTATATAGGGGTATATATATATTTTATGGTTCAAACTTATGCATCCTCAGTCTTATATATAATATAGATCCCCCCTTATAGGAGACGTTTAGTTTTAAATGTCCCCTTAAAGTTAAAACTGAGGACAGGTTTATGAAGAATAAAAAAGAGTTAGTAAAACTTCTCGAAGAAAAACATAAAAGAAGTAAACTAAATAAATATAAAAATAACTTTACTGACTTTGCAAAAGATAATATTAAGATTATTACTAAAGATGCAAGGAGGGGCTTTGTAAATTTTACGTTCAACGACTGTCAGAAAAAAATTACAAAAATTTTAGATGAACAGTTAACAACGAACGGAAAAGTTAGAGCTATTATATTGAAAGCCAGACAGCAAGGAATATCAACTTACTGTGCTGGTAGAGTGTTTTGGAAAACATATTTTACACCACATGCTCGTTCAGTTGTTATGGCTCACGACAGTGCAACATCTGATGCATTATTTACAATGAGTAGAAATATTATTCGTAATATGGATTCTTTGTATAAACCGACTGAATTACGATCAAACGCAAAAGAGATTGTTATTTCATCACCTCATTTTAAAAAAGATCGCTCTGGTGAAAAACCGGTATCGTCATATAGATTATATACTGCAGGATCACCTGAAGCGGGTAGAGGTACTACACCAACTATAGCGCATCTATCAGAGATTGCATTTTGGCAGCATGATGAAAAGATATTAGCTGGTTTGTTCCAGGGTATATCTGAAGCTCCAGGTACTGAGGTCATACTTGAATCAACTGCTAATGGTGCATCTGGAGAGTTCTATAGATTATGGCGTGGTGCATTAGAAGGTGAAAATGAATACACACCGATATTCCTTCCGTGGTTTACGACATCCGAATACTATCGTGAACCACCGGAAGACTTCGAACGTTCCTCAGAAGAGGAGCTACTGGTAGAGCAACACAACTTAAACAACGGACAACTCTACTGGCGTCGGTTGAAGATTGCTGAAGGTGGGGAACTAAAGTTCCGCCAGGAATACCCGGCAACTCCCGATGAAGCATTTATTACTGCAGGTTCATCTGTATTTGCATTAGAAAAAGTGCAAAACCTTTTACCTAAATCACCTAAAAAGAAATTGTCATTTGACTTTAATTCATTCACATTTGAAAATACATTAGATGGTAATATAGAATTATGGGAATTTCCATCTTGGGATGATAACTATATAATAGCAGCTGATGTTTCATTAGGTGTAGGTCAAGATTATTCTTGTGCAGTTGTTTTAAATACTGATAGGAAAATAATTGGTTTGTATAGAGATAATCATATTGACCCTAGTAAGTTTGGTGATTTGTTATTTTATTTAGGAAGATATTATAATAATGCTTTATTAGCTGTTGAAAGTAATTCTATGGGTGTTGCAACCTTATCTAGATTAATGCAAATGAATTATATTAATTTATATAAGCAGACTAAAATATCTTCTTTGTCAAAAGAGGAAGGGGCTACTCCGGGATTCAGAACAACACAAGTAACAAAACCACATATTATAGGTAATTTAAAAAATGCTGTAGAAAGTGATGATATATGGATAGCATCTAAAACTATTATACAGGAATTAAAAGATTATGTTAGTACCGACTCCGGAAGAACTGAGGCTGCTCCTGGGTGTCATGATGATACTATTATGGCTACAGCTATTGCCTTAGAAGTTTTAAGAACTCACTACGACAGATTAACAAAAGATAAAGTACCATGGTCTCAACGATCTGATTATGTTGACGATGATGAGACACAATGGCTTTAAGAGTTCCCATTGTCCTCGCTGCTCCGGCGGAAGCAGGGGATAAATCCGCCACCCTATGGAGGTATATATGAAAGAAAAATTTAAGAATTTTAGTAAAAACTTTGGTGAAGGCACAGCCTGGGATTTAGATTACGGTAAGCTATTAATAATTGGTTTGTTAGTTTATCATATCTTTATACAATGAAAGCTAAGTGTGTAAACACAAAAATTATAACTTTAGTTGACGAAATATCACCTGAAGAATCTATAGCTATGATTGCATTAGCTGAAGCATTAGGTATTAAACTTACAATAACTAAATCATGTAAGATATTAATATTTAAATGTGATACGCTAGCCGCACCATTACAGTTATTATCTGAGATGGGGCTATCAGAATATATAGGCGCAATGAAAGAAGTTATAGAATGGGAAGTAGTTGAAGATAATAATTCAGCTCAAATAATAGATTTTATAGGAGAAAGCTAATGGCTGAAAGGGATCCGCGATTAAAAAGAGCCGGAGTATCGGGTTATAATAAACCTAAAAGAACTCCAGGGCATCCTACTAAATCACATGTAGTGGTAGCTAAACAGGGTGATAAAATTAAAACAATTAGATTTGGACAGCAAGGCGTACGTGGTGCTGGTAAAAATCCTACAAGTAAAAAAGATAAAGCGCGTAAGAAATCATATTATGCTAGACATAATGCGCAAGATGCAAACCCAAGCAAGTTAAGCGCCAGATACTGGTCACATAAGGTTAAATGGTAATATGGCTAAAAGTACAGTAAATAAAGCAGGTAATTATACTAAACCAACTATGCGTAAGCAACTCTTTCAGAGAATAAAAGCAGGTGGTAAAGGTGGTAGACCGGGACAATGGTCTGCACGTAAAGCTCAAATGTTAGCTAAACAATATAAAGCTAAAGGTGGGGGCTATAGATAATGGCTTTAACTAAAGGTCAAAAAAGTCTAAAGAAGTGGGGTAAAGAAAAGTGGCGAACTAAGAGTGGTAAGAATTCTACTGTAGGTCCAAAAGCTACAGGTGAAAGATATATGCCATCGTCAGCTATAAAATCTTTAACTGCCGCTGAGTATGCTGCAACAACTAGGAAGAAAAGAAAAGATACTAAAGCTGGTAAGCAGCACTCTAAACAACCAAAACGAATTGCAAAGAAAGTAGCGAGGCACAGATGATATTTTTATTTCAACAAATGCTATGGTTAATAGGAAACAGAAATAAAATATTATTAGATAAGTTACTTGATAAAAGCAGACATAGGATACATTCAACAAAGTTTGATGATCTATGTAAATAATAAGGAGATGAGGACATGTTTGAAGCATTCATAATGGTATGCTCAGTTTATAATTTTATGGATTGCCGTACATTTAAAGATCTAAATGGTCCATACGTAGAAATGGAAAAATGCGAAGTAAGAATAGAAGAAATGAAATTTGATATAATAAATAATAAATTACCATTTGTAGTTATTAAACAAAAATGTACGGATCAATTTACAAACCCGGAAAAGTACAATGGTAATGAAAGCAATACAGAAAAACTTAGAGAAAAACTCAAGATTTAATGAGTATGATGAAGACGGTGACGGTGTAGTTTCTGATGAAGAACTATTGCATTTAAAAGAAATAAAAGAAACAGAAGCTGCACTGCGTAAGCAGTTGGGCCAACTTAGAATGGCTAGATATACTTTAATAGGTATGGGTGTGTTTACAGTAGCAATGTTTTTACCGTGGGTACCATTAGAAAGAGTAGAAGCCCTATCAGATGTAAGTAATCTATTTTATATATCAGGTGCTGGTATAGTAGGTGCATACATGGGTACTTCAGCATGGATGAGTAAAAGAGGATGATATGGTTATCAATGGACAAGGATGGAAAAACCATGAAGAAAGTTTTGAAGAAACATTAAGAAGAGAAATGTTATCTGCAAGACAAGCTTTGTGGTTAGTTAAAATGGATTTAAAAGAATTACAAAAAGCACATTATAAATTACTACAAAGAAATAAAGAGTTACTAGCAGAGCTAGCAAACAAAAAAGAATGCACATGTTAAAAATCCCAGGAGCGGAATATGTTTGAAAGATATATACAAAATGGTAATGAGCCTAAATATTTATCAGGTAAAGGAAAGAAAGATAAAAAACCTAGGACTCTTCCTAAACCTGGTTCATACGCAGTTTCAGATTTACAGGAGTTAAAAAAGAAAGTGCTTATGCATCAGGGAGGTAGTAAATGACTTCCTATGAAAAAGTAACTGATGAGCAGCTTATTAATCTAATTGATGAAGGTGTAATGAATTCAACGGGTGATTTTTTAAACTCTTCAGATTTAACTCGTGAAAGATTAAAAGCTACTTATGAATATGCAGGAGTACCTGAGTATCATTTAATGCCGCAAGGTGTTTCAACAATAGTTGATACATCTACAACTGAAATAATTGAAGCATATACTGCTATTATATCTGATTTATTTTTAAATAATAATAAACTAGCACGCTTTGTACCGTACGATGAAACTCCGGGCAGCTTTGCTGCGGCCAAAGATGCATCTAATTTAGTTAATTATTGTTTGTTTAAAAAGAATAATGGCTGGGAATTGATGCAGCAATGGATTAAAGCCTCTTTATTATGGAAAAATTCTGTATGTCGTTGGACATATGTAGAAGAATTTGACCATATGTTTGAAGAATTTGATAAAATATCACAATCAAAATTAGATGAGCTACTTGCAGATGACAGTATTGAAGTAGTTGGTGAGTTACAGTTTGAAAATACTTTTCAAGAAATTAATCCTTTAGAAGGAGAAGAGATAAAAGCAGAACTAACTTATATAAATGTACGTATAAAAAGAACAATAAACAAATCTCGTGTAAAAATAGACTTAATACCACCAGAAAATTTTAGAATTTCTAGAGAAGCTACTACAATTGAAGACGCATCTTTTGTTGGTATACAAACAGAGATGACAAGATCAGAAATAAGAAAGTATTATCCTGAAGCTAGCGCAGAAATTACAGACTGGGATGAGTTATATGGTGATAATTGGGTAGGATCTTCAAAATATTCAGAAGATATAGCTGCAAGAAAAGAAGTTACTGGCCAAGAATACTGGCAAGGTAGTAATATGTACGATACTGAGCCATTAGAAGCTAATAAAAACCTTGCAGTTACAGAATCTTGGGTACATGTAGACAGAGATGGTGACGGTATTGCAGAATTAAAGTATATTATTTCTGTAGGTACGCATATATTACATGAAGAAGACGTTGATCACATACCATTAGCTTCTATTGTACCTATTGATATACCATTTGAGTTCTATGGTTTATCAATGGCAGACTTTGCTAGATCATCTACGTTAGCAAATACAGCAGTATTAAGAGGTTTTGTAGAAAATACTTATTTAACTAACTATAGTCCTAAGTTAGCAGATCCTAATGTAGTTGATTTTAGTGCATTACAGAATATGAAGCCTAAACAGATTATACCAACTAATGGTAATCCTGTAGGCGCAGTACAACAGATGGCACCTGAAACAATATCTTCAGGTACAGTACCATTATTAGAATACTTACAAGTAATAAAGGAGCAAGCAACGGGCATGTCGAAGGCCGCACAAGGCCTTAATGATACTTTATATATATCAGGTAACTCAGAGCAGAAACTAGCTGCTGTGCAGTCTGCAGCACAAAAAAGAATACAACATATTGCACGTAGATTTGCTGAAACAGGATTTAAAAAATTAATATCTGGTTTATATCATACTATGTCAAAGAATATGAAGGGTATGATTTCATATAATATGGATGGTATCTATGGTACTGTTAATATGGATGACCTTCCAAAAAATATGGATGTTGAAATAGCTTTAGATATTGGTGAAAACTCAAATGCTAATATGATTCAAAAGTTATCTAAGATAGGCTCAGACATATTACCAGCACTTAATACGCAAGGTGCGGGTATAATCATTAAACCTGAAGCACCTGCAGTATTAGCAACTAAATTAATAGAAGCTATGAATATAGATAGTAATGATTTCTTAGAAGATTATACTACTGACGAATTTAAACAAAGAGCTGTAAAAGCTATGCAAATGCAATCGCAAAAAGCTGAAGTAGATATGGGATTAGCTCAGAGAAAAGCTGCAGCAGATTCCGCTTTAGCGGAGGCAAATGTAAGTTTTACACAAGCTCAAACTAAAAATACTGAAGATGATAATGCAAAACAATTAGCTGTAGCTATAGATAAACATTATCAAGAATGGGCTGACCTTAATATTAAAGCAACTAAGGAAGGTGCCCCAATAGCTGAGCATCCTAACTATGCTCAAATTATAATGATGGCCAAACAAATTTTAAAGGGAGAATAATTATGGCAACTGTAGAAACAGTAACAATAAACGCATCTGGTATAGGTGCAGCTCAATCAGGAAATATCGCAACTAACGCAGGTGGAACAGCCGGTGTTATAATGGTTTGTAATGATACTGATTCGCCACTTACTTTTGATGTAAAGACAGGAGCAACTACAGTATTGAGCAATCAATATATAGCTGCAAAATCATTTTCAAGAGTAACAGGACTTGGTAATGGAAATCAAACATTACATAATGTTAAAACCGCACATGGAACTGCTGCACAAGTTAACGAAAAAGTTTACGTACTTCAAGCTAGTGCTTAATATGAATAAAGAACTACTTCAAAAATATATTGAATGGTTACGTAAAATAATTAATAAATAGTAACGCCTAATGGGTTACTAACAATCTTGCTTACAAAGGAGAAAACTTATGAATCAAACATTAACTTTATTTGATCACTTTAATACATTAACACCTTATGCTGTTGGCTTTGATCGTTTATTCGATCAGCTTGCGCATAGTTCAAGAGTAACTAAAACATATCCTCCATATGATATTATGAAGGACGATGAATATAATTTTAGAATTGAAATGGCACTTGCAGGTTTCAGTAAAAAAGATATTGAAATTGAAGTTGCAGATAATGTATTAAAAATAAAATCTGTAAAAGAAAACGAACATGATACAAAAAACGTTTACAAAGGTATATCATATAGAAAGTTTACCCGTGAGTTTACAATTGCAGATGACATTGAAGTTAAAGACGCAAAGTTAGAAGATGGTCTTTTAACTATATTACTGGAAAGAATTATTCCAGAAGAAAAGAAACCCAAATTAATTAAAATTAAATAGGAGGACATTATGGATCCAATTACATTTTCAGGCGTAGTTAGTTTTGGCATCAAAGCTGTACTAGCTATTGGTTTAGCAAAGGAAGTAATTACACCAACACTAGTCATGATATTTGGCGGCTAGTATGGATAAGTACCGTGAGACAGCTGAGAAGAGGCTGGGTAATGAAAAGTCATACGGTAAACATAAAATACATCCTGAAGAATTAGCGCGGCGTGCCCATGTTAAAGGGCACTTCGCATCTAAAGAACGAGATGAATTTTTTGATGAAGTATATGGCGAAGTCTTAATTGACTTATTTGTTGAGTGGTTAAAGACCGAACCACATGAAACAAAATCTCGAGAGTTCCTCTACTCTTCAGCTATGGCACTTGGTAGTGTTAAAGAAAGAATGATAAACTTCGAGACATATGGAAAAAATATTCCATACCTAAAGGAGGGCAATGATGATAATCAGAGAAATTGATTATGATAGATTATTACAGAATATTGAAGAAATGATTAATACATTAGAATATGATTCAAGCAGAAGTGGTGGTAAAGCTAAACTTAACTGTGATAAATTATATTATTTGTATCAATTACAACAGAGATACCATTCACTATTAAAACCTAAAAAAGAGGTAGTTAAGAAATGAGTGAACAAATAACCGAAGCAGAAGTAGCCTCTACCCCACCTGCGGATGACGCTATTGCAAAGGATGGTCGAACACAAGAACAATTGCTGGCTGACATTATTTCTAATTCGGACTTCGTACCGAAAGAAGAAAAATCTCTACCCGAAGAGCAAGTACCTGAAGTAGACCCAGGCGAATCAGAAGAAATAGAAGACCCAAAAGAAACTGATGAACCTGTAAAAGAAGAAGTTGAAGAAGAAGCTGAAACTGAAGAAGTTGAAGAAGTGGTTGAGGATGCCGATGAAGAATCCGCTACCCAAGACACTACATTATTTACTCCTGAAGAATTAGACTTAGAAGCAAAAGTATCTATTAAGATCGATGGGCAAGATACTGAAGTTTCTTTTAATGATCTTATTAAAGGTTATTCTACTGAACAATCTCTATCTAAAAAGGGTCGTGAACTTGGTGACGCAAGGAAAGACTTAGAAAAAGAGTATCAAGATAAACTTAAAGAAGTAAAAGAAATGTCGGATACTTCAATTGCAGTATTATATAAATCAGAGCAAAGTCATGCAAAAGATTTTCACAGTGTTGAAGAACAAATTGAAAAAGCTCGTGATGAAAATGATACATATACTCTTAGTGAACTTAAAGATAAACGAGAACAAATTCAAAAAAAATATTGGACAGCAAGAAAAGAGCGAGAAAGTTTACAAAAAACTATTGCTGAAAAATCTCAAGAGCAGGTACAAAAAGCCTGGAATGAACAAATAAAAATATTTGATGAAACTATTCCAACTTTAATTCCTGGATTTAATGAGACTGTTGCTAAAGATATTCGTGAGTTTGCACTTAATGAAGGTATTAAACAAGAAGTATTAGATACTATTGTTGATCCTAATATAGTTAAGTTTGTTAATGATTATAGAATTCTTAAACAGGGAATTAAAAAAGGTGAAGCAAAAAGAAAAGCTGTGCCTTCTAAAAAAGTTCCTGTTAGAAAAGCTAAGCCTGAAAAAACTAAAAAACTTGATGCTGCTGCAGCATTACGTAAAAGGGCTTTAAGTAAGAATTCAAGTAAAGAAGATCAAGATGCATTTTTAAGAAGTCTAGCTGAGCGGTCACTATCTAATATTTAATCTTAGGAGAATTAAGATATGACTAACTTATTAGCTGTTCGCGCTACCGGAGGCCCAGGAGGTCCAACACGTGGCCCAGGTGCTAATGTCTCGCAAAGAGAAGACCTAGCGAACTTTATAACAATGATTACTAGAGATGAGACTCCGTTCACATCAGACATTGGTAAATCATCCGCAACTGCTATTTATCATGAATGGCAAACAGACACACTTGAAGCTCCAGGTGATTCAAGAATCCCTGAAGGTCAAGACTTCTTAGCCCCAGCTTCTGGTGGTGGTACTGCAACTCCTGCTGTAGGAAATAAGTTTGCAGAGTCAGGTCCTCAAAGAACCAGACTAGGTAACTATACACAGATCAATGGTAAAACTATTGCTGTGTCAGGAACAAGACGTGCCGTTGACCAAGCAGGTGTTGCAGACGAATATGCATATCAGCTTAAGAAGCGTGGTACAGAACTACGAAGAGATGTTGAATTTGATATGGTTCACAGCTATAACGTATCTGCTGCTATTGCTGCACAAGACGGTAATGCAAGATCTGCAGGCGGTTATCAATCATTTATTAATAGTGCAAGCACATGTGTTTATGTAGGACAGTTTGAAGCTCCTTCAGCTGCTACAACAGGTGCAGGTAATGATAATCAAGGTACTGCTGTTCCAAGAGCTAGCGTAAACGCTTCAGATTCTACTGCTCCAACAAGAGGAAGTTTAGCGCTTACTGATATTGATTCTGTTATGCAGAAGATTTATGAGCAAGGTGGTAAAGCTACAAAGATTATGGTATCACCAAAAGTAAGAAGAGACTTCTCTGATCTTATGATTAGTGATACAGGCGTAGTTAGAAACATTGATGCAGGTGGTCAATTAAGACAATCTGTTGATGTTTATATGTCAGACTTTGGTGAAATTATGGTTATGCCTAACTATATTATGGGTCTATCTAATGTATTTGATAATATGTTAGGAGACGGAAGTGGTAGTACTAAGTTTACTTCAGACGGTAAACCAGACATGGCTAACTTCTCAGCATTGATTTATGATCCAATGTGGTTTGCTACAGCTTACCTAAGAAACCTACAAGAGGTTGATGTAGGTCAGCAAGGTGATTCAACTAAAGGTATGATGGTTGAAGAATGTACTCTTGAAGTACGTAATCCATTAGGTTGTGGAGCAATCTACGGACTTAACTAAAACTTTTAGGAGAGGCTTTAATTAGTCTCTCCTTTTTATTGGAGAATAAATATGGCAAAAAGTGTTCAACCGCCAATGTCTCTTAAAAGTGCACTTAATATAGATGCTGCTAAAAGAGCAACAGAAATAAAAAAGAAATTACTTAATAAAACTAAAAGTTCTAAAAATCCTACAATGCATTCATATAAAGCTGGTAATTTTGCAACCTTTCTTGCTGCAAAAGAAAAAGCTAAAAAGAACCCTGAGCTAATGAATAAGGCTTATCCTGGTTCTGTTGAAAAAATAAAAAAGATGCAAATGAAGTTTGGAAATAAAATGTATAAAAAAGCCGGCGGTAAAATGTCAAAGTATTATGCTGATGGCGGTATAGTTATTACAGGGAGAGATTAATGGGACCTAAACCACCAAGAAAAAATAAACCTGTTATTGTAATGGGTAAAGTATCAGGATCTGGTAAAAGCTCAAGATCTTATAGTCCAAGAAGCTCACAAAAAGCTATGGAAAAAGATCAATTTGCAAGAGATATAACTAGAACAATGTTTGGTAGTTCAAATGCATTTGGTAGAGGAAAAGCTTACAATTATGAAGATGGTGGTAAAGTTGCTTATAAAGCAATGGGCGGTGTAGCTAAGTATTATGAAGAAGGTGGAGCAGTATTAATAGGACGCCAGCATAATTTACCAGATCATTTAAAAAAGAAAATAATTGAATCTAAGAAAAAGAATATGAAGTAATGCCTTATAGTAAGTATTCGGCTAAACAAAAAAGATTAGCCGCAGTAGCGCCACCTCGCAAGAAAATAACTGCAGCTGATATAAATAAACTTGAGAGAAATAAAAATGGCAGATCCAAAAAAAGGAACCGGAAAAAAACCTAAAGGTTCTGGGAGGCGTCTTTATACAGATGAAAATCCTAAGGACACGGTTGGAATCAAATTCGCAACTCCATCTGACGCCAGAGCAACGGTTGCTAAGGTTAAAAGGATCAATAAACCGTATGCAAGAAAAATTCAAATCCTTACCGTTGGAGAACAGCGAGCTAAAGTAATGAAGAAAAATCAAGTGGCTAGTATATTTAAAAAAGGTAAAGAAGCCATACGTAAACAACATAAAAAATAACGGAGGGAACAATGTACGTTATAAAAACAGCAAACGGAAATATATATCCAGTAGAAAAGTGTGTATACAGAATAGGTGCAGCAACAGGCGGTGGTTATAAATTAACTCACTTACAACTTATTAGAGTTAATACAGGTGATGCAGAACCAAATCCTGGATTAGCAGATGATCCTAGCACAGCAACAGCTGGAGATTTATTAGGTTACATTGGTAAGTCAGGTAGGTTTATAGCTATTACAGAACCGGCTACTTAATAGGAGAAGAGGATGGCAAAAGAAAACGAATTCACATTTGGTAGTGCTACAATAAATCCAAAGCAAGGTATTAGAGCAGGCTTTGATTTATCTTCTGGAGATTGGGAAGCTAAGCAAGATGTCACTCAATACTTAAATAATGCTAGGCTAGATAGAGATCGAGAAGCTTATTTCGGAAAACAAAATAAAAGTGGTTTTAGAAAGATGGCCACTATACCAGATATTGTAGCTATTAAAATTAATGAAGATCATGGAATAAATTTACACGATGGTACGTTTATGCGTGATAGAGATAAAATGAAAAAGTTAAAGTATATATTACAAACAGAATATAAACATTTACTTGTAAATACTTAGGGAGAGCAATATGAGTACGCCTAAATACGATGCTTTCATAGATAAGATACAAGACTGGGCTAATAAAGATAATACAGTTTTAGAGGATAATGTTGTTCAAGATTGTATGAAGTTTGCAGCTGATAACGTTTATAGAAAACTTAGAGTTACAGCATTAGAACAAACTGTTACTTATTCTAAGACACAATTAGATGCAGCTACTACTTCAGCTAATAATAGAGCTACAAGTAAAACTGAATTAACTATTCCTGCAGATCTTACTGAGTTTATTCAGCTAAGAGAAATAGATGATGATGGAAGAACTTGCCGTGTGTTTAATGAAAAGACGGATCTTAGAACTTTTAATGATATTTATGCAGAAAAAACACAAGCATCTTATTGGTCAAGAGTAGGTAACATTCTTATTTATTCTCCAGGATTTGGTGCAGGGTTTACAGCTTTTACACCAACTAAAGCTGAACTACATTATTATAAAAGATTACCAGCATTAAATGCTTTATATGATGTTACACCTGCAAACTTTACTGCAGGATATTTAGCTACTGCTAATGGTACAACTTATTTATACAATGTAACAAGTTCACCTTCTGTTAAATATGCTACGCATGCAGAAGCAGTTACAGCGGATACTACTAAAGCAACAGGAACTGCTCCTACTGCTAATGGAGTAGGTCCTTTTGCATTTACTAATTTAACAGGTGGGAGCGGACATATAGTAGCTGGTGATGAACTATCAGGAACAGGAATAGCTCTTAATAGTAGTACAAGTGCTCCCCCTAAAGTAGATACTATAAATTATACAAGTCCTACTACAGCTAATATAACTTTAGTTGCAAATGATACGCAAAATCTTACAGGACAAACAGTTACATTTTCAAGTACAACTAGCACAAAATATATAGGTACTGAAGTAGCCCATTGGCTAAGAGATGAAAATGAAAAGCTTTTATTATATGGATCACTTGCAGAATCTTTCTATTATTTACAAGATGAAGACCAAGCTAAAAAATATAAACAGTTATTTATAGAAGAGTTAGCACAATTAAATGACGAAGATAATAAAAGAGGAGCATCAGGAGGAAACGTTCAAATAAATTTTAACGGGAGAGGGTTAATATAATGCCAGCTACAAGTGATACAACAGGTTTTAGTTATAGTACACCAGCAAGTCCTGATACTACAGATTTAACTGGAGCTACCTCTAGCAACTCACAAGGAAGTTTATTTTCAGCTACTTCTTCAGGTTTACAAACTTTAGATGCGGTTATTACTAATATACTTTCAGATAATAAAAAAATAGCTTTTGAACCTTATAATAATCAATTTACTTTATCAGATGGAACTACAGGATATTCAGCTTTACACTACGCTAAAGTTATAGAGCTTACAGGATTAGATGCACTAGCTAATGTTAATATAACTGGTACACCTGCAGATAATGAAGTATTAGCTTATGATACTACATCTTCTAAATGGATTAATCAAACAGCAGCTGAGGCTAATATTGTTACTTCAGCAAATCCAGTTATTACTGGTACTATTAGTGGTAATGCTTTCTTAGATGAAGACGACATGAGTAGTAACTCTGCAGTTAAAGTTGCATCACAACAAAGTATTAAAGCATACGTAGATTCACAAGTTGATGCTCAGGATTTAGATTTTCAAGGTGATGCTGGTGGAGCATTATCTATAGATTTAAATACTGAAACACTCACACTAGCTGGTGGAACAGGTATAACAACTACAGGTTCTAACAATACAATGACTTTTGCTATTGATAATACAGTAGCTGTATTGACAGGTAACCAAACTTTCACTGATAAAAATATTGATGCTGACAATAATACAATATCAAATCTAGAAGTAGACAATTTAAAATCAGGTGTGTTAGATACCGATCTTGGTGATGTCTCTTCAAATGATGATACTCTTGCTTCAGCTAAAGCTATCAAAGCTTATGTAGATGCTCATCCTGGAGATATTACAGGAGTTACTGCAGGTAATGGTTTAACTGGTGGTGGAAACAGTGGAGCTCTTACTCTTGCTGTAGGTGGAACTACAAATCGTATTTCAGTAAGCGATGATGCAATTGATATTGACTCAAACTATGTTGGCCAAGATTCTATTACTACTCTTGGAACTATTACAACTGGTACTTGGAATGGTACAGCTATTGCTAATAGTAACTTAGCTAACTCATCTATAACAATTACAGATGGTACTACTGCTACAGCTAGAGCTTTAGGTGAAACTATAACATTTAATGGAACAACTAACGAAGTTGAAGTTGGTCAAAGTGGAGGCACAGTAACAGTAGGACTACCTAACAATGTTACTATAGCAGGAAATCTTACAGTCAATGGTACAACTACAACTATAAATACAGAAAATTTATCTGTAGAAGATCCTTTAATAAAATTAGCTAAAAATAATAATACAGACGATAGTTTAGATATAGGATTTTATGGACTGTATGATACTTCAGGTTCACAAGATTTATATGCTGGTTTATTTAGAGATGCTAATGACAGTGGCAAGTTTAAATTATTTAAAGATTTACAAGTAGAACCTACTACAATAGTTGATACTACTGCAGGAAGTTATGCTACTGGTACGCTAGTTGCAAACTTAGAAGGTAATGTAAGTGGTGGAACAATAAACAACTCATCAATAGGTGCAACAACTCCTAGCACTGGTGCTTTTACGACTTTATCAGCAACTGGTGATGTAACTTTTAAAAAAGCTGGTGATATAAAGTTAGTTGTTCATGCTGATACTGGAACTAATCCAGAATCTGAAATTCAACTTATGCGAGGAGCAAATGATACTTGGGGTGCTGATGGCTTAACTGATTGGAAAATTGAAAATGGATATGGATCTTCTGGAAGTGATGGTGGAAATTTACGAATAGTAAGAGGTGTTGATGGTTCTGCTACTACAGTAGCAGAATTTAGTTCAGCTTCTAATAATAATATAAATTTATATTCTTCTCTTACAGTAGGGGTAAACGATACAGGTCACGATGTTGTATTTTATGGAGATACTGCTGGTAAGTATTGGATGTGGGATGCATCAGCAGATGGTGTATTTCAAAGAAGTCAATTAACAGTTGGTGCTGATGGTACAGGACATGACGTAAAATTCTTTGGTACTACTTCTGGAAAGTATATGGAATGGGATGAAAGTGCTGATCAGTTAGACGTTACAGGTAGTCTTGATGTTACTGGAAATTCTTCTTTTAATGGTGATACCACTTTTACTGGTGGTTTAACTGTAGGAGTTGACGATACAGGGCATGATGTTAAGTTTTTTGGAGCAACATCAGGTCATTATATGCTTTGGGATGAGTCTCTTGATGATTTAAGATTTTCTAGTGGTGTTGGTATAGATTTAATGAATAGTTCTGGTGGTGCTGGTTTGAAACTATCTCATGTCTCTGGTAGTTCTTCTATTATAAATCACACTGGATCTTTTAATATATTCCAAACTGTTGATGATGGCCAAGTATATATATATAATGATGATGGTACCGGGAGTTTTACTAAGTACTTTCAAGCTGATGGAAGTGACGGTGAAGTTAAATTATATCACGCAGCTTCTGGTTCATCAAGTCTAAAACTTGCAACCAAATCTACTGGAATAGAAGTAACTGGAACTGTTATTGATGATGGCGCTACACATGATGGGGATGTTACATTCACTGGCGCTAACTACAATGTAGTATGGGATAAATCGGATGATGCTTTAGAGTTTCCTGCCAATGCCAAAGCTAAATTTGGTAGTGATTTAGAAATATTTTCCAATGGTAGTAATGGTGTTATAAAAGATGTTGGAAGTGGTAATTTACAACTTGCTGGAAACGTAATACAGCTAAGAAATTCTTCTAACAATGAAAATATGCTTAAAGGTAATGAAAACGGTTCAGTAGAACTTTACCACGATGGTATTCAAAAACTAGTAACAATGGATGATGGAATAGATGTTACAGGTAAAGTAGCTGCAACAAGTTTACAGGCTAGTGGCGATTTAACTATAGATACTTCTGTGTTAAAAGTAGATAGTACTAATGATAGAGTAGGTATAGGAACTGCATCACCAGATTATCTTTTAAATATATCAGGAGCTAATACAAGCTCTGCAGATGGATTAGCCATGTTAGGACTTTATGATACTAACACTGCTTATAATGGTACAAATCCTGGTGGTGGTATTGTTTTTAGGTCACTTTATCAGCCTAATAGTACGGGTACTGTTAGTCTTGCAACTATACAAGGAACAAAAGAAAATACTACAGGTGGTAATTATGCTGGTACATTACGATTTTTAACAAGACCTCATGGTAATACATTAATTGAAAGATTAAGAATTAGTAGTACTGGTAATGTAGGTATAGGGACTACATCTCCTAGTACCAAACTTGATGTAATAGGTGATATTACAGCTAAAACTTCTGATGGTGCAATATTAAATTTACAAACTTCTGACACTGAAGTAACTACCGGAGAGGTACTTGGAGCAATACATTTCCAAGCTCCAGATGAATCTGGGGGTGGAGATGCTACTGTAATCTCTGCTGTTATTCAAGCGGAAGCTTCTGGTAATTTTCTTACTAATAACAATGAAACAGATTTAGTTTTTAAAGTAGCTAGTGATGAAGCAGCTACTGAAAGAATGAGATTAAATTCTACTGGTAAACTTACTCTTACTGAATTAGAGGTAAGTGGTGATGTGTTACTCGGTGATGCTGGTACTGGTGGTACTGATAGTATTCTAAAACTTGGTGCTGGAAATGACTTACAGATATATCATGATGCGAGTGGTGGTGGCAGCGGTAATATAAATAATGCTACTGGTCATTTATATATAACACAGAATGCTGATGATAAAAATCTGTATTTAATGAATGATTCTAATGATGGTAATACAACAGCTTATATTACATTAGATGGATCTGTAGGTGAAGTTAAATTAAATCACTATAACATGACTAAACTTACAACTAAATCTACTGGAGTTGACGTTACTGGTGCTATTACTGCAACTGGTAGAATAATAGTAGATGATACAACAGATGCTACAAGCACAACAGATGGTTCGCTACAAACTGATGGTGGATTATCTGTAGCTAAAAATGCTATAATTGGTGTTGATCTGAAAGTTGGAGATGATCTTGTTCTTAATTCTGATGCAGGTCGTATATTTTTTGGTGCTGACCTTGAAGTTGTTTTAACTCATGTTCACAATGATGGTTTAAGATTAAGTAATGATAATCAATTACAGTTTGGTGATAGTGGAACATACATTCATCAATCAGCAGATGGTGTTCTTGATTTAGTTGCAGATGTTGAACTTGAACTAAATGGTGCAATAGTAGATATTAATTCAAGTGCTGGTAATGTAGATATTAATGCTACTGGTGGAAATGTTACACTTACTGGTGCTATAGGTGATATGACTCTTAATAATAATGGACCTAATGCAACTGGTGACATACTATTAGGTAATTTTAAGTTTGACAGTGATCAAACAGTTGGTTCTGGTCAAGATAATTATGTATTAACCTATGACAATTCTACAGGAAAAATTAGTTTAGAAGCTGCAGCCAGTGGTGGTAGTGTAGCTGCAGACAGCTTAACAGGTACTACACTTGCTTCAGGGGTTACTGCTTCAAGTTTAACTTCAGTTGGAGAGCTTACTGGATTAACTGTAAATGGTAACGTACTTTTTGAAGGTACTAACTATGATGTTGCATGGAATAAGTCAACTAATTCTATAAAATTTGCTGACGGTGCTGAAGCAATGTTTGGTTCCCAGAATGATTTTGCAATAACACATTCTGGTGGATCATTTAATACAACTCTTAAAAACTATACAAATAATTTAGCAATTTTAAATTATGCAGATGATAAAGATGTTGATATTTATACTGATAACGGGACTGGTGGTACTGCTGTTTATTTTAGAGCAGATGGCAGTTTAGGTGAAGTTCAGTTATACCATGCGGCTTCAGGCTCAAGTAGTGTAAAACTTGCGACTAAATCTACGGGAGTAGATATTACTGGTATTATTACTACTGATGGTGCTACTCACGAAGGTGACGTTACGTTTACTGGTGATGACTATAATGTCGTATGGGATAAATCAGAAAGTGCTTTTGTATTTGATAATTATGCTAAAACTTTATTTGGTAGCACATCAGGAACAAATCTTGAAATTGAACACAATAATTCATCCAATAGTATAATAAAGCATAATGGTACTACAGGCGATTTATATATACAAAATAAGGCAGAGAACAAAAGAGTATATATTCAAGCTGATGATCAAAATGTTGGAGGGAATCCAGTTACTTATATTGCAGCAGAAGGCTTTTCAGGTGAAGCAAGATTATACCATGCAGCCGCTGGTGCATCCGCTGTAAAACTTGCGACTAAATCTACTGGTATAGAAATTCAAGGTGTTAGTGGTGGTACTGCTGGAACAATAACACTTAACTGCCCAGAAAATAGTCATGGAGTAAAGATTCAATCTCCTGCTCATAGTGCAGCACAAGAATATACTTTAATACTTCCTGATAATCAAATAGCAGCTGATAAAATATTAAAAGTAAAAAGTATTAGTGGTTCTGGTGCAACTGCTATAGGTCAATTAGAATTTGCTGATGAGAGTAGTGGTAGTGGTGGTGGAGTAACAGTACAGAATGCAGGAAGTGCATTATCTACAACAGCTACTACTTTAAACTTTACTGGTGATGGTGTTACTGCAAGTGGAACCGGTGCTACAAAAACAATTAATATTCCTGGTGGAGGTAGTGGTTCTGGTATGCCAACTAGTGGCGGAACTTTCACAGGAGATGTGACTTTCACTGGTGATAATTATGATATGATGTGGGATAAGTCAACCAGTGATTTAAAAATATTTGGTCTTGGTCAACTTCAATTTCTTGATAGCTCTTCATCATCTTCATCTAATATGTCTATATTTCATAATACTAGTACCGATAGATCTTATATTTCAAGTTCAACTGGTGAGTTTAATATAAGCAATTATGATGTAGATCAAGATATACTAATTAGAAATGATAGTGGTATAGGTAATGGAAGTGTTTCAAACTATATAGTGGTAAGTGGTAGTACAGGAGAAGTAAGGTTAGCCCATTATTCTGATATTAAGCTAACTACTAAATCTGGTGGAGTAGAAGTTACTGGTACTTTAACTGCTTCTGATAATATAACAGCTTACTCAGATGAAAGATTAAAGTCTGATATTAAAACTATAGATAATGCTTTAGACAAAGTAATGAATATGCGAGGTGTTTCTTATACTAAAGAAGAAGAAAAAAGCATTGGTGTAATTGCTCAAGAGATAGAAAAAGTTTTACCAGAGGTTGTAACAGATGGTGAATATAAATCTGTAGCTTACGGAAATATGGTTGGTGTTCTTATTGAAGCTATTAAAGAGCAACAGAAACAAATAGACGAACTTAAAAAATTAGTGGAGTAAAACAATGACACTTCCATCATCAGGAGCTTTATCTTTAAATCAAATTCATATTGAAGCTGGGGGTTCTTCAGGGACTACTGTAGGAATAAATGATGCAGATGTTAGAGCGCTTATTAGTAAAAGTGCTGGAACACAAATGTCTTTTAATGAATGGTATGGAGCAAGCGGTTCTGGAGGAGGAGGAGGCGGAGGATCGGCTTCTGTTGCATTAACAGAAACAGGTTATCTTAATGATACTTGGAGTAGTAATGTATATCGAACTAGTTATAGTTTAAATTATACTGTTCAAAATGCTACTGTAACAAGCGGTAAAAGACATGTTATTATTGCTTTTTCTTATAGACCCTTAAGTCTTGGTTCAAGTTATAATCCTGCCACTTGGTTAAATGCTTGTACTCTTTCATTTGATGGAACTACTATGGATTATGTTACTAATAATGCAGGCTATTCTGCTTATAATGTAACAGGTGTTTTTGAAAAAACCATGGATGTTGGTACTGGAAGTAAAACTATTAGCGTTAGTTTTCCTGTTAATACTTATGGAGGAGATGGATCTTATTCAATTTTAATATTTGATGACGTTAATGATGTAGGTGGTACTTTTAAGGGTGTTGGTACTACTTATAGTACTAGCTCTAGAACTCTGGCTAACACTAGCAATCAAGTAGGAACAACTAATTTTCCTACAGGATATACGCATTTTCTTAAATTAGCATTAAATAATACAAGTAACTCAACTAATAACTGGACTTGGTATAAAGGATCTATGGAAGGAGCATATACTCTTATGGGTGCAGGAGATCATGGAACTAATGAAAGAAATGCTAGTTATTATCGTTTTGCTTCAGGAACTATGTCACAAAATATATACGGTTATTTTAGTGGCAATACTGCAAGTAATGGTGCTGTAGCTATTGGCTTTACTAGGGGGTTTAAATAATGGCTAAATATTTAATTATACCTAAATCAGAAATTGATAAAGAAAATCATATATTAAACTTAAATGAACTTTCTTTTTTTGAATATGGTACTATGAGTGATAATACTAGTATATGGAATTCTTTTTTAAATTCTTTACAATATAATAATGATAATACTAAAACATTTATAAAGTGGGAAAGTGATTCAGATCCATCTTTTATTTCTAATATTGAAAATTCGGAAGGACCATATACTTCTGATGAGATGACTAATATATTAGCTACTTCTGAATGGAGTTAAATAATATGGATGGTTTGTTACAATACTGGGAACAATTAATTTTCTTTTTAGGTGCTTTAGTTGTAGCGGTAAGATTACAAACAGAAGTTACTTCATTAAGAAAAGATGTTGATAAATTAAATGATGATTGTGAAGCAGCTAATAAAAAAATACAAGATAATTTTGTTAGTTCAGTTAGAACTGAAAGTTCTGTAAAAGAAGCTGAAAAGAAAGTAGAGTCATTATTTACTTTATACAATAAATTAAATGACAAAACGAAATGAAACTTTCAACGGAGACTAAAATGTCACAAGAACAAAAATTAGAGATTGCTTTAGCTAGGCTAGAAGAAAGAGTTGAAGCTATGCAAGAAGACATGAAAGAAATGCGAGACAGCGTTAAAGATTTAAAAGCTACCGCTAACCGTTGGAGAGGCGCCTTCTGGTTAATGATGGGATTAGCAGGTTCAATAGGAGTACTAAGTAATTTAGCTTCAGGCTGGATGAAGTAATGTTATGGGTGCTGATTGTATTCTTAGCGAGTAAAGAACAAGAGCCCGTATATTTTAATAACTTAGACACTTGTTTAGAATATTCTCGAAAAGTTGCACAACAAAATCACAATCAAAGAATAGCAGGGGACAAAATATATGTGAAAGCATATTGTATACCGAGGAAAAAAGAATAGAGAGGTATAATATATGGATCCTGTAACAGCTCTCGCGACGGCCTCAACCGCCTTCACGTTAATTAAGAAGGGCTTCCAAATGGGAAAAGATGTCGAGTCAATGTACGGCGATATAGGAAGATGGATGGGAGCAGTCTCTGATGTAAATCATGCAGCTAAGATGTCTAAAAATCCACCTTTATTTAAAAAATTATTTGCAGGGAGTAGTGTAGAACAAGAAGCTATGGATGCGTTTGCAGCTAAAAAGAAAGCAGAAGCTATGGAAGAAGAATTACGTACATGGATTAATATGGTACATGGTCCAAATGCATGGAGTGATCTTTTAAAAATGCAAGCTAAAATTCGTAAAGAACGACAAGAAACCTTATATAAACAAGCTGAGCTACGTAGAAATATGATTCAAGTAGTAGGAATCATATTATTAGGAATCGTATTTGTAGGGTCCATCGTAGGGACTTTATGGATGTTTGTACAACGAGGAATACTTTGAAATATGCACATAAACAATATAAACTAGAAATAAATAGAGATCGAGGAAAATTTTATAACAATAATAAATTAATATTTCAAGGATTTGCATTTAAAGCATTGATGATGTTTATAGATAATTGTAATAGTACTAACGTAAAAGAAAAGTTTCAACCACAGTTAACTATGAGAGAACAATGTAAATTTAAAGAGAGGAGGAAAGATGATAAGGAGAAAACTTTATGAGGTATTTAATACTGCCTATATTATTATTAGCGGGTTGCCGAACAGATTTTTCAGATATTGTTACGGGTGCTGGCGCTTCTGGCGCTGCGGCTGTTGCAAGTCTGATGACGTCAAGTCCTGCGATAGTTGCAGGTGTGACTGCGGGTGGTGCCCTGGCTGGAAGCATAGCAGTGGATGATGCGCCTTTAAGTGCTGCCGATTACGGTGGTGAAGATGGACAGATAAATTCGTTTTACGAACTAATGTCTTTCGCTATTGCAAACTTCATGCAGTATATGATTGGTATAGCTGTAGTTATTGGAGTACTATGGATATTAGCTGGTTACTTAGGTGCTAGAAAGAAGCGTCCAGAAGAGCGTGCATTAGAAGCTCAAATTAATGTATTAGTTGATAAAATCGGTAAAATGAAAGATAATTAAATGTCCCCTATAACATCGTAATTTTAGGGGGTGCAATAATGCATAATACAGAATATTTAGGACCAGAATCATCTATATCAAAAGAAATAGATGAAATGAAATATAGACAAAAAGACGAAAGCTTTGATGAAAAAATTAAAAGAATATCAAGAACTTTATCAGATGATGATGAACATCGGTATAAGCTAGAAGATATATTAGGCAATATGAGATTCTTACCAGCAGGTAGAGTACAAGCTGCTATAGGATCTAATAGAATTACAACTGCATATAACTGTTTCGTGTCAGGAGTAATCGAGGATAACATGAACAGTATAATGGAGAAGGCCAGTGAAGCTGCTGAAACAATGCGTAGAGGGGGTGGGATTGGTTATGATTTTAGTCGCATCCGACCAAGAGGTGACAAAATTAAATCGCTCGATAGCCAGGCTAGCGGCCCTGTTTCCTTCATGGGTATCTTTGATGCTGTGTGTCAAACCATCGCTAGCTCAGGACACAGACGTGGGGCGCAGATGGGTGTCCTCAGAGTCGACCATCCGGATATTGAAGAATTCATTATGGCTAAACGTAATTCTGATAAGCTTACTGGTTTTAATATTAGTGTTGGTATAACTGATAAATTTATGGAGGCATTGACTAATGATTTGGATAGCAGCTTTACGTTGGAATTCCAGGGAAAGCCATACAGAACGATATGCGCAAGAGACCTTTGGGATAAAATCATGGATAGCACTTGGGACTGGGCTGAGCCTGGTGTTTTATTTATTGATCGTATAGGTGAAATGAATAACCTTTATTACTGTGAAGATATATTTGCTACAAATCCGTGTGGTGAGCAACCGCTACCACCATATGGCGCGTGCTTACTAGGTTCATTTAATTTAACAAAGTACTTAGATGAAGAACAAATTGCAGGTGGTGAAGTAGCTGAATCACATTTTGAATTTGATTTCAAAAGATTTAAATCAGATATATACGAAGTAGTAAGAGCTATGGATAATGTTATTGATAGAACAATTTATCCATTAAAGAAACAAGCTGACGAAGCTAAAGATAAAAGAAGAATGGGCTTAGGTGTTACTGGCTTAGCAAATGCTGGTGAATTACTTGGTAAGCCATATGCTTCTGAAGATTTTATGATATGGGCTGAAAAAGTATTTGCATGTTTACGTGATACTACATATAAAGCATCCGCATTATTAGCAAAAGAAAAGGGTGCCTTCCCATTATATAGAGAAGATTATTTAAAATCAAACTTTGTTCGAGGATTACCAGCTTCAGTTAAAAAATTAATTAGAGAATATGGAATTCGTAATAGTCACTTAACTTCAATAGCACCAACAGGTACTATTAGTTTAGTTGCTGATAATGTTAGTGGAGGTATTGAACCTGTATTTAGTCATTACTATGATAGAACTATACAAACTTTTGAAGGGCCTAAGACAGAGAGAGTAAAAGATTATGCTTACAATAAAGGAATCGAAGGACGTGGAGCCAATGATATAAATGTTAATGAGCATTTGGCTGTACTATTATTGGCACAAAACTATATAGATAGTGCGTGTTCAAAAACCTGTAATGTAGGTGATGAAGTTACATATGAAGATTTCAAACAAGTTTATGTTGATGCCTGGAAAGGCGGGGCGAAAGGATGTACCACGTTTAGACTTAGTGGTAAACGATTCGGAGTCCTTCAAACCGTGGAAGAAAAAGAGAAGAACGCAAATGCGCTTGAGACAGTTAAAGAAGAGGAGCAAGTTGAGGCTTGTTTTATAGATCCGCAGACTGGTCAAAAGGAATGTGCTTAAGGAGAATTAAATGGCAAATAAAGTTGTACCTATTAATAACTTACCACAATTTGGTGTAGTTAAAGATACACCAACAGTTGGGTTAGCGCCTAATGTATTTACTGATGCCAGAAATATAAGATTCAGAGATATGGCTGCACATAAAATGAAAGGTGATGTAGCATTAACACCTGATTTAAATCCTAGTATGCCAACTACTGGTGGTGGTGCTTCTCATACATATACTGCTGGTCAAATAGTATTTATAACATGGTGGAATAATCCTAATTTAGTGCCATCCAATACTACTTATTATGTATTTGTTATTGAGCAAAAACATGGAAGTGTAGTAGTAGGTCATCGTACATTTCTTTATAGAACTGATGGTACTATAAACGATGTAACACCTTCATTTAGTAGAACTGTTAATAGTACATCTTATACTGATGCAGGATTTGATGCTGGGTATACTACTTCAGGTGAAGATAAAGGTAATTGGCAAGCAACTGAATTTGCCGGAGGCTTTTGTTTAATAGTAAACAATGGTATACAAGCACCACATTATATAATGGATACTACCGATAATACTGCTATTGGTAGTGTACCTAACTTTGCTAAATTACCAGGATGGGAATCATATAACTCAGCACCTAAGGTATTAGAAGCTACTGTTCAATTAGCATTTGGTGATACGGGAGTTACACCAGAAAATCCTTTACTATTTGATTTAGGACAAAAAATAGATTTTACTAAGAACACTTTATTTGTAACTAAACAAAGTCCAAATCAAAGTACAACTGAGTGTGCTCCAATATCTGCGGCAACTAATGCGGGAAGTAATACACCTAATGCAGCTAACTTTGTACCAGGAGATGTACCAGCAAGTCCTGCAACTAATCCTACTGGCGCTGATAATAATAATTTTCAATACGGTATATATCATAACCCTGAAACTAATACTACTAATATTATTTTTAATGTTAATATACTACAAGATGATATTGTAAGATGTTTTGTTATATCAAGAAATCCTATAGCTACTAGCTGTGGTGTTATAAGATCTTTCGGTAACTTTTTAGTTGCAGGTAATTTAAAAGAAACTACAACTGCTGGAGTTGTACGTAGCTTACCAGGAGTTGTAAGAACTTCAGATGTAGCAGTACCAGGTTCAGTACCACAAAACTGGAATCCATTTGCAGCAGGAACAAATACTGCAGATGAATTTACATTATCAGATACTGCAACTGTACAAGACTTAGTACAGCTTCAAGGTAATATGTATATCTATACAAATACATCTATTCATAATTTAAGATTAACTAATAGTATTGTAACGCCTGTTGCATTTTCACCAGTTACTTCACAGTATGGTGCACAAACAACTGCTGGTGTTGTAGAGTTTAATGGTAAACATTTAGTTGTAGGTAGTAATGATATATATTTATTTTCAGGAAATCCTGGTAATATAACTTCTATAGCTGATACAAAAGTTAGAGATTATTTTTATAAACATTTAAACAATGCTAAAGCTAATAAATTATTTATATTACGTAATCAAAAAGAAGATGAGATATGGATTAACTATCCTAAAATTA